GTAGATGGTAGGCTGTACTATCACAAAGTTATTGATACCAAAAATCCGCGGCAAGGTATTCAAGAACTTAGGTATATTGAACCTCGAAAAATCAAAAAAGTAAAAGAAACAAAAAAAGCTCCTAAAGGCAGTTCTAGTGTAGACATGATAAAGGGGGTGGAAGAGTATTATATCTACAATCCTAAAGGATTAAAATCTGGAGTTAGTGAAGGACTTAGAATATCTGCAGATAGTATTACATATTGTCCATCTGGTTTAGTAGATGCAAACAAAGGTAATATACTTTCTTACTTACACAAAGCAATTAAACCTGTAAATCAATTGCGTATGATTGAAGATGCTCTTGTAATATATCGTATATCGAGAGCACCAGAGAGAAGAATATTCTACATTGATGTTGGTAACTTACCAAAAATAAAAGCAGAACAATATCTAAAAGATGTGATGAATAGATACAGAAATAAATTGGTCTATGATGCTTCAACTGGTGAAATTCGCGATGATAGAAATCATATGTCAATGTTGGAAGATTTTTGGTTACCTCGTAGAGAAGGTGGTAGGGGTACAGAGATTACAACTTTGCCAGGCGGTTCAAACCTTGGTGAAATTGATGACATTACATACTTTAAACAAAAACTTTTTAGATCATTAAATGTTCCTATTTCTCGTATGGAGGCTGAACAAGGGTTTAGTCTTGGTCGTTCCACAGAAATTACTAGAGATGAACTTAAATTTACTAAGTTTGTTCAAAGACTGCGTAAAAAATTTACACCACTTTTTACTGATATCTTAAAATCACAACTAATTCTTAAAGGAATAATTACTTTAGAAGATTGGTCTTCAATAAATCAACATATTCAGTATGATTTCTTACAAGATGGCCATTTTGCTGAACTGAAAAAAGCTGAACTTCTAGAAGATAGAATTAATGCATTAGGAAGTATTGAGTCATATATTGGTACATTTTTTAGTAAAGAATGGGTACAGAAAAATGTTCTAAACTTCACAGATGCTGAAATAGAATCTATGCAAAAACAAATAAATAAAGAAGCTGGACTTGATCCAGATGAAGGTGGAGTTGATATTCCACAAAACACTGATGGTATTACGCGTTATCCATCTATGGATGGTGAACCAATACCTGCAGATGACGTATCAAAATATGATGGTGTACAACCATCTCAAGATAATGGAGAAAAATAATGAGTGCAGAAAACTTTGTAAACGCATTAAGTCAAGGAGATAACTTAGAAGCAGAAACAGCATTTAAAAGTGTTATGACTGATAGAGTTGCAAGTGCGTTAGAAACTAAGAGAAAAGAAGTTGCTGGTAGTTTTGTAAAAAATCATATACCAGAAGTAGAAGTAGAGGAAAATGAAGAAGTTTCATCAGATTGACTTGCCTGAAAAGGATGAGCATAAAAAAACAAAAGAATATAAAAAGCTTTCTCCTAAGATGAAGGGGGCAGTAGATGATATTTTTGCAAAAATGGATGCTAAGCCTTCAGATTTCCTAAATACTTTTGAAAAAACTATAAAACAAATATCTACAAAATATAAGGTGCCAGAAAAGCAACTTATGGGGTATTTTGAAAAAGAGATGTTAGCATTTTAAGGAGTTAGAGAATGGGTTTCGCAACAAGAACATTGAGAGATACAGTCGTAAATGCAGCTGGTGCTGGAGGTACTGTTACTATCCTAGTAAATATTGAAGATGACACCACAGCAAACAATGCAATCTTAGATGCATCAGCGCTTGATGGTCACGCTAATGGTGCTAAGTTACATATCAATAGAATTTGGTGGGCATTAACACAAGGTTCAGCTGATGATGATACTGGTCACATTGATATTCAAGAAAAAGGTTCATCAACAGATGTAGTTCAAATTAGACTTGCAGGCACAGGACATTATGATGGTTCTGCTGGTAAGATTGCAGCTGTAGCTACAAATGCAACGGCAACTTCTGGTGACCATGAAATGACCTGTTATGGTACATCTGGAATGGTGATGATTGAGTTTAAAAAAGACGAAAACTACACAGCATAAGGGATGAGATAATGTACACATTAAAGTTAATATCTGAACATATTGAACAAGATACCGATTACTTAATTGAGTCTAAAGAAGATGGTTCTAAAAGTTATAAGATTAAAGGTATTTTTATGCAGGCTGATGTTAAAAATCGTAATGGTCGTGTCTATCCTATGGAAGTACTAAATAAAGAAGTAAAAAGATATAATAAAGAATATATCAACGAGAAACGTGCGTTTGGAGAACTTGGTCACCCTGATGGCCCAACAGTAAATCTTGAGAGAGCATCTCATATGATTACTGGTTTATATCCAGACGGAAAGAATTTTGTTGGGGAAGCCAAAATACTTGGTACTCCAATGGGAGAAATTGTAAAAAATCTAATGGACGAAGGAGCTAAGCTCGGAGTTTCATCTAGAGGTATGGGGAGTTTAGACCAGAAAAACGGTGCTAACTATGTGAGAAATGATTTTTATTTGGCGACTGCAGCTGATATAGTTGCTGACCCATCTGCTCCAAATGCTTTTGTGGAAGGTATCATGGAAGGTAAAGAGTGGATTTGGAACAACGGTTTAATTCAAGAAGCTGATGTTGCAGAAATAAAAGAAAATATAGAAAATAATAGTCGGAAGAATAATACAAAAGCAAATAGTCTAGAGTTTGCAAAATTTCTTCAAAAACTATAATTTTATAAATAATAATTAACAGAACAAGGAGATAATCCCCATGGCGAATGAACTAGATAAAACCATTGAGGAATTAGAAGCTGAAGTACTTGATGAGCTTGAAGAAGCTAATGGTGCAGATGCTCCTATGAAATCAGCTGGTAAAGCCGATCCAATGGAAAAAGTAAAAGGTAAAACACCTGGCGGTGAAATCGAAGACACTGGTGCTGCTGTTGTAGACCCAGAACAAAAAGATGCCCCTGCCAAAAAGGTTGCTGCTAAAGCCAAAGAAGTTAGTGGCGATGCACAACAAAAAGGTGAAGGTGCACCTGACAAAATGCAAAAACTTGCTGCTGGCCACGAACCAGATGGTGAGGAAGAACTTTCCGAAATGGAAAAAATGGAAATGATGCAAAAAGAAATGGCCAAGATGACAAAATCTGAGATGGCTACCAAAATGCAAGAAATGATGAAAAGTGCTAAAAAAGAGCAACTCATGGCTATGTATAATGGTATGCAAAAAGAAATGTCAATGAAGAAGGAAGAGTCAGAAGAAGACAAAGCCAAAACTGAAGCTGTTGAAAGTCGTTTAAAAACTATTGACGTTTCCGAGCATGTTGAAGCTCTTATGACAGGTGAAGGTGATCTGTCAGAAGAATTTAAGCGTAAAGCAGCAACTGTATTTGAAGCTGCTGTTAAATCTAAAGTACGTTCAGAAGTAGAACGTATGGAAGAAGACTACAAAACTGAACTGGAAGAAAATATAAACACAACAAAAGAAGAGTTGACTGAAAAAGTTGACACATATCTAAACTATGTTGTCGAAGAATGGATGAAGGAAAATGAACTTGCTATTGAGCGAGGCCTTAAAGGTGAAATTGCAGAAGATTTCATTTCTGGTCTTAAACAGCTCTTTGAAGATCATTATGTTGATGTTCCAGATGAAAAATATGACGTGCTTGAAGCACAGTCAGAAAAGATTTCAGAACTAGAGGCTAAATTGAATGAAGCAATTGAAGGTACTGTTCAATTGAAGAAAAACAATGCATCTCTAGTGAAGGAACAGGTTGTATCTGAAGTATCTTCAGATTTAGCCGATACAGAAATTGAGAAGTTTAAATCACTAATCGAAGATGTAGATTATTCTGATGAAGAGTCTTATCGTGAGAAGTTGGGAACTTTGAAGGAAAGTTATTTTCCTAAGAATGCACCAGTAGTGAGTGAAACTATTGATGATGTAGACACTGGCACCGCACAGGACGTTAGTAGTTCAGACTCAATGGCAGCCTATATGACTGCAATTGGTAGAACTGTTAATAGTGCAAAATAACTTAATTTTATAAATAGTAGAAAAATATAAGGAGATACCAAATGTATCAGACAGAACATCTACAAGAAAAGTGGCAGCCAGTCCTTGCTCATCCTGATCTTCCAGAGATCAAGGATAGCTACAAGCGGGCGGTCACTACAATCATTCTTGAAAATCAAGAAAAAGCTATCAGAGAAGATAGACAATTTATGACAGAAGCAGCACCTACCAACTCATCATTTGGTGGTAATGCCTCTCTAGACAGCTGGGATCCAATTTTGATCTCACTCGTAAGACGTTCTATGCCGAATCTAATTGCATATGACATCTGCGGTGTTCAGCCAATGACAGGGCCAACTGGTCTTATCTTTGCAATGCGTGCACGTGCAGCATCTATGGACGGTGCAGAAGCTCTTGCTGATGAACCATCAATGTTGTCTAACCAAGACGCAGCTGGTGATACTGGTGGTGGAGACATCTCAGGAACTAACCCATCAGTTCTTAATGACAGCCCTGCAGGTACATATACAACTGCAACTGGTATGACAGCAGCAGAAGGTGAAGCTTTAGGTGATACTACATCTGATGCATTCGCTGAAATGGCTTTCTCAATTGAAAAGCATACAGTTACTGCTGTTACTCGTGCCCTTAAAGCTGAGTACACAATGGAACTTGCTCAAGACCTTAAAGCTATTCATGGTTTAGATGCAGAAACAGAATTGGCAAACATCTTGTCAACTGAAATTCTTGCTGAAATCAACCGTGAAGTTGTTCGTAACATCTACGTTTCAGCTGTTAAAGGTGCTCAGGTTAACACAACTAACGCTGGTATCTTTGATCTTGACACAGACTCAAATGGTCGTTGGTCAGTAGAGAAATTCAAAGGTCTTATGTTCGCAATCGAGCGTGATGCCAATGCTATCGGTCAGCAAACTCGTAGAGGAAAAGGTAACATGATCCTTTGTTCTGCAGACGTTGCTTCCGCTCTACAAATGGCTGGTGTTCTAGATTACACACCTGCTCTTAATAACAACTTGAATGTTGATGATACTTCAACTACATTCGCTGGTGTTATGAATGGTCGTTACAAAGTGTATGTTGACCCATATTCAGCCAACGTTGCTGCTGCTCAGTACTACGTTGTTGGATACAAAGGTACATCACCTTACGACGCTGGTATGTTCTACTGCCCATACGTTCCACTACAGATGGTTCGTGCGGTTGGTGAAAATACATTCCAACCAAAAATTGGTTTTAAAACTCGTTACGGTATTGCAGCTAACCCATTCCACACAGGAACAGTTGCTGCTGGTGCTGACGGAGCAATCTCCATCAGTTCTGCTACCAACAAATATTACAGAAAAGTTAAAGTTTCTAACCTTATGTAATAATAAAAGTTGGGATAACCAACTAACTATAACAAACTTAGAGAGGGGATTTATTCCCCTCTTTTTTCTTTATAAATAGAAGTATGACAACAATTACTTCACCACTAAACAGACAACCAGACTTGTTGGACTATTCAAGCCCAACACAATTTAGGTTTGTAATACATCAGCTTCCAAAAGTTGAATTTTTTACTACAGCAGCTAACATCCCTGATTTATCTTTAGGTGAAATGGTTATACCTACACCTTATAAAAGTATGCCAATTCTAGGTGACCAAATTACGTTTGGTAACTTATCAACTTCATTTATTGTTGATGAAGAATTACAAAACTACAGACAAATTCATAATTGGTTAATTGGTATTGGTTTTCCTAAAAGTAAACAACAGTTTATTGATTTTCGTAGAAATCAATCAAACACACCTCAGGCTGGTGCGGGTGGTAACAAAACATCTGGTAGAATGCCTGATATAGGTGATGTTGGTAAAGCTGTGGCAGACAAAGCATTTTTCTCTGATGCAACTCTAACAATATTATCAAATAAAAACAACCCAGTGGTAGAAGTAAGATTTGAAGATGTTTTTCCAGTAGCATTAAGTGGGTTAGAATATACTCAAAATGTAACTGATGTTGAATATTTAACAGCAACAATTGACTTTCGTTACAAATTATACGAGATAGTACCTATAACATAAAAGGAGAGGTACATGATATGGATATTAGTATGGTTACAATTAGGAACAGGTAAAGATTTAGAATATTATCATGTAGGAACTTTTAGTGACAAAGGTATATGCGTAGAGCAAATGGCAAAAGCCGCAGTATTAGTAACTAATAATAACTCAACAATAGATTGTATTCCAATTGAAGATGTAGTAAAAATTAATAATGATTAAATGATGGAGGAATAATGACCCTTGATGAATTGAAGCTTGAAGTTCAGGCTGATTTAAAAGTAGATGATGAACATTTAGATACAGAATCCTTAAAAAACCAAGAAATAAAAGCAAAATATTTAGATGTAAAGTCTAAGTATGAACTTCTTTTGTATAGAGCAAAAGGTGAATACAAACGTATATACCGCGATAAGTGGGAATATTACGGCGGTAAAGCTGATGCAAAAGTTTATGTCAGTAAACCATTTGATATTAAAGTTTTAAAAACAGATTTAAGTGTTTATATAACATCTGATGAAGAAATAATTGATGCAGAAAATAAGATTGGTTATCTAGAAACAGTTGTAGAATATATCAAAGGTGTTATCAAATCAGTTGATAATCGCGGATGGGATATTAAAAATGCAATAGAGTGGAAAAAGTTTGAAGCAGGAGTAACTTACTGATGAGATATGGAAAATTATATAAAGTAGCAAATGTAAATTCAAAATTAATTGATGAAAGTTTATCTCATATAGATTTTGAAGAAATGAGAAGAGCCACTGTTGCAGACAAAAATGCAAAAAAACCTTTAACAAACAACCCATCGAATATTAAACATGAAATGAGGACAAATTCAGTAACTTTTATTTATGATAAAACTATTCGTGAAAGATGGTTAAATGTTGCTAAACAGGTAAATAAAGATTTAGGTTGGAATTTTGAACTTAGTGATATAGAACCATTACAATATGGTGAGTATGCTGAAACACAACAATATGCATGGCATGTAGATCAACACAATCAGCCATATGAAGATAATAATGTTCGTAAAATGAGTTTTTCTGTTTTTCTT